AATGAGTTTCAGCCATACGAACGATGTTATCAACATCAAATCCGTTAGCGGGTCGCCAATTGTAGTTCATGCTTTGCCTTTCTAATATGTATATTTAACGGTATATTGAATTTATTAATAAATACTATTATGGAACACGAAAAAACTGAAAAGAAAAAAGGTCGCGGCGGAGTTCGCCCGGGCGCAGGTCGTCCAGCAGGTAGCAAATGCCAAGTGACTATTGAAAACTTGCTTGATACATTACATGTCAAAACAGGCGGGCATAGTTACGAGCAATTATTGATTGAGGACTTTTTAGAAGCACGTAGAACAAACGATAAGCAATTGGTAATGAAGTATCACAACTTAATATTGAATAAAGTTATGAATACTTTGGCTCGTATTGAAGTTACCGATAGCGCAGACGCAGTAGAGTTAAAGAAGTTGGCATTTGCTGACGCATTGGCTAAACTCGCAGGTATCAAGGAAGAATAAATAGTATTATGCCATTAACTAAATCAACGAGCAAAAAAGCATTCGGAGAGAATGTTAAGAAAGAGATTGCCAGTGGGAAGCCACAAAAGCAAGCGGTAGCAATCGCCTACGCTACTAAAAGAGCAGCGGCCAAGAAAACAAAAGGGAAAAAGTAATGAAACCAAATAGCAAAACACAAGATGATTCTAATCTAAATTTTGATGGTATGGAAAAGATCGCTACAAAGCGTTCTACAAAGTATCAGACAAATCATTGGTCAGGTCATATGAATGATGGTCGTGATGTAAACTTCGGACGCGGTCCTACAAAAGGCAATCAAGATCACGCAGCAAAAAAAGTTGGACCTCCAGCAACATTTGACAACTTCCGTGAGCCTCCAATTGGTGGCATGCCAGCAGGAAAGTTTAAGAATCCTGATAGCATCAATGTTGGTAGTCAAGTTCGTAATAATGGTGGAACTCGTACATGGGATCCTAAATGCGAACAAAATTACAAAGGCAATATTGACAAGATCAACGCAGGCAATACTGGCCCTGCAGGTCCTGGCGTATGGAAGGGTTGGTAAATGGCAATTAACGCATATCAAGTAATAGGTAATACAATTCGTATTAACGCAAACTCAACTCCTGGCACTGGAAACATTACAGCATTTTCTGGTGGATTTACAGGCACAACAGGTCCAGTATTTGTTAAAGTTGTAAATACAAATGGCGGCGCTGTTGATATATTTTTGAATTTCAGCACAAGTAACGCAAATGTAACTTCAACTATTGCTACAGTAGGGACACCTGGAACAGGCGTTCCAATTCAACATGGCGAAACCGCATTCATTCAAGTAGCAAGTGGCACAAATCCTGCTACAGTTTATTTTGCTGCCGCAGCCGCAAGTAGTGTACCAGTTTACATTACACCAGTAACTTTAATCTAAAAGGAAAATAAAATGACAGTAATTAGAACGGATATAATCCCAAACATATATGCTAACCCAATTAAAACAGTTAGCAAAGCAACTACAGCAGTAGTTACAGTTCCTGTAACAGCAGCAGTTGTTAGCACAACAGGTACCATTGGTACAGTAACAGGTTCAGGCACTTCAGGTACACCATGGACTGCTACAATCACATTAATGAGCGCAGTAACTGACCTACAACCAGGTAGCATTATTACTTCATCTGCAGGCACAGGTACGTTTGCCGCAGGCGGTGAAGTTAGTGTTGCTACTGTTCTTGGTAATCAAAGTATTCAGATTAATAAAATTGGTGGCACTATTCCTACAGCAGGAACAGTTACTAACATTACATTGCCAGCAAAAAGCACATTGCCTACTTTCATAGCCGATGGTGATGCTATCTTGTTTACTAATCCAGGTAATAAGTTTACGTTTAGTTCTACTACTGGTACATTCCAAGCAGGTGAAAACTTCTCACAAGCAACAAGTGCTGCTGCTGGCGTTATTACAGCAGTATTTCCAACATTCGTTAATTATCTTGTTACAAGTGGTGTAGTTAATACAGCAAATGTAGTTACTGGCGCAACCAGCGGAGCAACTACAACTCCAACAGCAGTAACAGGTATGAATCAATTGCTAACAGCAGGTGAAAATGGTACTAACGCTTTTTACTTTAAGAAATTAACAGCAACAACTTTTGAATTGTATACTGATGATGCACTAACTGCTAATGTTAATAGTTCTTCATTCACAACATACACAGCAAATGCTGGTCAATATACAACTTTTGATACAGTTGAAATTACAACTCCTTAAGGAAAACAAAATGATTACAAATCCTCAAAGTAAACCAATCAACCAAAAGCGTGGTCCTACAACAGGTAACGCAGGTACTGCTAGTAAACGTTCAGCATTTATGGATGCTAAATCTACTAGCGGTAGCGAAAAATCTGTATTGGCTGATATGGTTACTAGCGCATTAGAAATGCGTGGTCGTGGTCAAGCTGCATATACTAATCCAGCATTAGAGGGATTACATAGCAATACAGGTCCTAAAGTTAACCCTACGGCGAATGGCAGTAGATTACCAAGCAAATATAAAAAACCTATCACCAAAGGTTAAGTAATTAAATACAGAGAGACATTGGGTCTCTCTGTATTATGGTGTTTTGAAAGGAAAAGAAATGAAAAAACAACAACCACAACCTCAAGAAAATATTTGGGAAACTCCCATTGAACCTATCACACAACCAGTCGCAAAATCAATTGAACCTATAATTGAACCTGTTGTCAAAACTAAAAAAGTTAAACTCTCCACTGAATTACAATTTGATATAGATGGTCTAATGACCGACTTCCCTACGGCAACAGAACTGGAACGATTTGTTTATGATCAAACAGGTGTTGTGCTTAACTTAAAAGGTCGTGCGAACAAACTCAAATATCAAATAGCCATGGATGTATTAAATGGTGAAGATATTGATCCTATATTTTTAGGCGAAACTAATCCATATGTTGATAAGACAGAGATGATTCCAATGGAAGATTTGAAGCCTGTTCCAACAAGAGACAAATCATTACCATTACGCAACCAACAACAAAATGCTTTCTTCAGTCCTCGTGTGCCGCATCCAGATGAAGAACAACGAGCGCAAGATAAGAAAGTAGATATGGTTTTTCGCAAATATAATAATGGAATGATCAGTTATGAAATATTAGGACCATTAGAAACTAAACCATACGGTGAAAAGATTGACAAGTATGGCCGTACTCGTCCAGAGATCATTAAATGGGTTGACCCACGCACTGGTGAACAAGTTGTTATGCGTGAAGATGGTACATTAACTCCACAAGGTAAACGATTACGTGGCATGATGTTAACATACAAAGTTAATAAATCAAATGCTTGGGATATTTGGATTGACCGTGAATTTATCAGTTTGAATGATAGTGTAGCACACAATCCATGGGATCTTAAATCATGAACGAATTTAGAGATGGTGTAATAAAGCAAGCACAAGAACATGCTAGACATAATGACACATTAATACTTCAAAAGATTAATGCTACTCATCGTATAGCATTTCAAGAAAAGTTTCCTGGACAAATTGAACATATTTTACGCTTATTAACTGAACGCTTACAAGCTGGGTTAGATAAACGCGGTGATACTGTTGTGTTAGAAGATGTATCAACATGGAAATTAAGTCCTGCTGAATTACATGACATGTCAAGTGCTATTCGTGATATATTTGAAGTTCGTCAACAAGTGAGGGTAGAAGATGCTATCAACAGAAGTATTGATGGCTAGAGCCTTGCGTTGGGCAGTAGACAAATACGACCTAACAATAGATTCACTTGCAACAATACCCGGCCCATTAAAGAACCAACTACAAGAACTAGCAATTAGCGTATGTGATGACATGCGTTATAATCAATTAAAATACTTTCGCCCATTTGACCATCAACGAACATTTTTTCGTACTGGTAAAGCCGAGCGTAGAGGTATACTAGCAGCAAATCGTATTGGTAAAACAGTATCAACTTGCTATGAAACTGCCATGCATTTGACAGGAATATATCCTGAATGGTGGAATGGTTATCGCTTTGACACAGCAATCACTTGTATGGTAGCAGGTGAGGGCTGGAGTCAAGTCGCACTCGTATTACAAAACGAATTATTAGGAACTCAAGATGTCAAAATTTCTGAAAATATTGGATCAGGCGCTATACCTCGCAGTTGTATTATTACTGATACAATGCGTAATGACGGCGCAAATTGTATTGGTGTGGAAATTAAGCATATTAGTGGTGGCAACAGTTATTTGCTTTTTGCCAACTATACGCAAGAAG